TTTGATGTGGTGTATGTGAATGTATTTGAGTAGCTGCCGTCCTGATTAAATCCCTGGCTAAAGTCTACCCAGTCGGATTCCTCCGGGTTGTCTACATTAGTCCACTGTGGCTGCAGCGTGATTGTCTGCGATTCCCAGCCGTTGTCTCCGTATTTTTGGAGGCCGTCAAAAAGTGCAATCAGCTCTACTTTCTGGGCGTATGTCGGCAGCTGCTGAACTACGCCGGTCTGCCATTCGTCCTCTATCTCCTGGTTTTCTGTCGCGTCGCTTGTGGCGTGTCGGTGCGGGATTTCGGAGTTTATCTCGGTGCAGATTATTTTTTTATTAAAATCGTCGGTAGTAAAGGCACCGGTCTGCCTGATTTCTATGAGGTTGTCTTCGTCGTAATATACGCCGCTGTCCCAGGAATAAACGCCCGATTGTGGGGCGGTTTCGCTGAACTCTTTAATCGTGGTATCGCCGAGCTTTACGGCCTCAATTAAAATATTGTTAAAAGCAATTTCTAAAACTACATTAAAAAATTGATTTGCTCCGCGTTCGCCGCTTATGGTGTAGTGCTCCGGGCATAGTCTGTAAGGCGTCATAAGGGAGCGCCCGATTAAATACGGGAATGTCTGCCCGGTCGCCGCCTGGTTTCTCGCTCCTTTAATATATGGCAGCTTGTTTGTAGATTCGGCTCCGGCCTTTGCTGCGGCTGTGGCGCTCTCGAGTTCTGCCAGCTGCTTTTTGTTGTTGTAAATGGTCACACCCACCGATACGGCGCCGGCTACCAGGGCAACGGCTCCAATACAAAGGCCGACACCAATAACGGCGCTTGCGGTCGGTGTCTTTCTGATATAAATAATATCGTCCGGCTGAACTTCATAATCGGGCGTGATTTTTTGGCCCGCTTTCAAAATGATAGAATTGTCCCAGTCTATGTCTTTTACATGTTCGCTAATTTTCCCGCTAAAGGTGTAAGTAGTTCTTGTTTTAATGCCGTTATAGATGTGTATTAAGGCCATAAATCCCCCGTATTCTTAAAGCGCCTATTCTGCTAATTCTGCAGCCTGAGCGCGTCATGTGGATAAACTCGCGGGAATTGAGACAAACGCCCACGTGCAGCTCTTTGCCGTAGTCCATTTCCAAGAGGGCTCCCTCTCTAGGCTTGTCTATGGGCGTAACATTCAGCGTAGGCTTGTACTCGTCGCTTAGCTCTTTGTTATGGTTTTCATAAACTATGTCGTCGAGTTTATAGCCGTAGCGCCTGCACACCTCAATCGCGAGGCCGTAGCAGTCAAAGCCCGTTTTGTCGCGTCCGTGGTCTTTATAGGGAACTCCCAGCAAGTCGTCCGTCTTTATAGTCATTTTTCAGGCGTTGCCTCGGTTGTTGTCCGCGTCGAAAATGTACGGCGGGAAGCTCATATCCAGGCGGTCGTCGTTCGTGAAGTTGATTGTAATTTTCATACTTTCGTCAACCGTCACGCTGCCGTACTGGTGGCGGAATGATTTAAACGGCGTGATGTCGCCCGCCTCGTTGATTACGCCAACGGCCGTTACCGTGAAAAGCTCGTCCGAGTTGTCCAGCAGGTCAATTACCTGGTTATCTATTGCCGTAATTTCAAGCGAGCCGTTTTTCAAAACTCCGCCGACGGTCTGAGGGCGTGTATACTTGAACGCGCTTGCCGTGTAGATCTGCCCGTCGAGCTCTACGGCGTCGCTGTTGTTTACAAAGTAAAGCGTCCCCGCGTCCGGGTGGCTTAGTGTGATTAAATAGGGGAGTGAATAGGCGCCGCCCTTTTGAAGCGCGTTAAATATTTCGTTTTCTGTCATACTTCAATCCATTGCATGTTAATTTCTTTGATGTTCATTCCTGAACTTGTCGGCGTGCCGTCGATTCTGTACTCCTGCTGTGTGCCCGTGCCCCGTAAGCTCGTACAGGTGAACGTCCCCGCATTTCCGCCCAGCGTATTCTCATACCAATTAAAAAACGCCGTTTCCTGTGCCTTTGTCGCGGCGTATGATACGGAATAGCGGCGGCGGTTTCTGGAGTTCCTCTGAACGCTCACTGTGCGCCCGCTGTCAAAGGCCGTAGTGATTGCGTTGTCCTCGTACCCTGTCTGTACGCCGTACAATTTATTTAGCGGCAGTGCTGCCTCGTCCCACGCTACGCTCATAATATTCTAACCCCCTCCTGTCGTGAATTCATAGCCGCAAGCCCGGCGTCGTATGTTCCGGTAATAAATCCCTTGTTAATGTGTTTGTCCAAAATGTCAATTATTACGCCCTCGCGCTCCTGCCTGATGTTTGTATCAACCCGGCCGCTCTGGGTGTTATTAACGATTATATCGCCGGCTATGTTCTGCGAGCTCTGGCCGTTGATCATATCCCATAGGCTGCGCTGTTGTGCAGCGTTCAGCACCATTTCGCCCGCGCGTGCGTGTATATATGTATTATCGCCGCCCATACTTGCGCCGCGGATTCCTCCGATAACGCCGCCGGTATAAAATGACGGCGGCACCGGTTTCGAGGCTATAATCGAGCTGAGCTGAACCGCGCCAGCCGCGCCCACGAGTGCGCCGGTTATTAGTCCCGCGGTTCCTCCCTGTGCTATGGCTTTAGATACGCCCTCCGCTATATTTGCGGTAGCGGCGAGCATTGAGGCTGTCCACTGGAACATCTGTATTTTATATTCTTCGCGGGCTGCTTTGCGTTTAATTTCTTTTTGCTTTTCGTAGTATTCAGTCTCCGACACTTCGCCCTTGCTGTACTTTTCCTCCAGGGCGGCGAGCTCTGCGTCGCTCTGCGTCTGTACGGCCTGGAGCATTAAGTCGCCGGCCTCTTTGGCTACATCTGCCGTTTGTTGTGTGTACTTGTTTATTTCGGCGGTAAGGTCGCGCCAGCGGTCTTTTTTATTCTGTGCGTATTCCTCGTCGAGTGCCTCGAGCGCCTGGTTTCTTTCCTCCGCGCTGATTACTTCGTTTGCGTATAGTTGCCCGATTCCCCGGCGCTGTTCGTCTATCTGTTTATTTCGGCGTTCGTATTCGCTCTCGTTGTCCTTTTTCAGTGATTCCAGGAGCGCTTCGGCATTCTGTCGCGTGGTGTTTGTTGCCTCTGCCAGGTCTGTCTCGCCCGCAGCTGCTTTCCGTGCAGCCTCGGCCCATTTGTCTAATAATTCCTTGCGCTCTTTAGCGGCGCTGTTTTTTTCCGACACTAGGCCGTTACTCTTGGCTACGAGGTCAATATACGATTGCAAATAAGTGTTATATACATCAACCGGGCTGAGGTCTGTGTCTGTGAGCGCGGCCTGCAGCTCCATTACGCGCAGCTGTTCTTCAAGTGCCCTCTTGTTCGCGGCTATGTGGTCGGCGGCTTCCTTGTCGCGTGCTGCCATACGGTCGGCGGCGGCCTTTTCTTCGGCTTCCTGCTCGGCTTTAGTCGCGGCGCTCTTGGTCTCCTCGAGTGCTTTTTTTGCTTTGGCTAGTTGTTTTTCGTACTGTTTAACCTGTCGCTCGAGGCTCTTTAATTCCGGGTCGTTTTTCATTTCAAGCGCGGCCTGCTCTTTGGTCATATTGCCGAGCTTCACTTCCAGGTCATATTTGTCCTTTATGGCTTTAACCTGCTCGCTCAATACGTCGCGCTGTTCCTGCCATACGGCGAGCTCTTCCTCGCTCTTTACAGCGGACGCGCCGGCGTCGAATATGTCCTGTTTGTTGCGGTGTTCTTCTTCAAGTGCCCGGGTTTTGCTTGTAGCCTCGTTGATGTCATTTAATACATCTAAAAAAAACTGTTTAACCGGCTGCGTTACATTCTGCCAGCCCTCGCCGATATTTTCCTTAAAATCGCCCCAGGCGTTTGACAGCTGCACTTCAACATTGGCGGTGGCTTCTGCGGCGCCCTTGTACTGAGCGGCTACCAATTCGATCGCCTTACCGTTTTCGAGCTGTTCTTTTGTGAGTGCTTTAATAGCGCCGTTTGATTCGCCCAGTTCCCCGGCGAGCCCTGAATAGGTCTTGTTCAGTTGGAGCGCGGTATTCTGCAGGCTGTTGCCTGTCACTGCGGCCATATCAATAGCCGCGCCCATAATCGCGCGGATTTGTTCTTCCGTACGTCCGGTGGCGGCTAGTGCGGCCATTACCTTAAGGCTCTGCTCGTCGCCTATTTCAGATATATTCTGCAATTCGCTTGCGTACTGTCTTAGATTATAAACGGATTCGTCGTTAAGATAAGGGTTATTTTTTGCCGCGATTGCCAGGGCTTCTTCTGCTTTCTGCTGCACGCGGTAAGCGGCCGCGCAATCGTTCAGGGCGTCCACTGTCTTTTTAAGTGCGACGGTCACGCCCGCGACGGTAGCACCTGCAGCAAGGGCCGCAGAGCCCATTCCTTTGAGGTTTGCGGTTAAGCCTTTAGTTTTATTGCCGGCGGCGTCTATCTTGCTCCCTGTAGCGTCCAGCTTCTTTTCAAGGTCTTTCACTCCCTTATCGACG